GCGAATGAAAAGCTTGCGGCCATCTAGACCTTTGACCCATCCCTTTGTTGACGCTCGTCCAACTCTATCCTTAAGAGTCTTAAATGATGGGAGATTATCGAAGAAACGTTGTCGAAGTTCTTTACCGCTGTCTGCGTTTCCTCCCACCACGCTTCCAAGCTTTGCATCTCCTGCTCCGTATAGGAGTGCATAGATGAAAGTCTTTGCCTGATTTCTTGATTCAAGTCCTGCAGCCCTTTGGTTAGCTGTGTGTACGTCGCCGTTGAGAATTTCATAGGTGAATGCCTCGTCATTCATGTAGTGGGCCAACATCCTTAGCTCAAGGCCAGAGGCGTCAATGCCTACTAGCTTGTAGCCCTCAGAGACCGTCCAACATGCACGGCACTCATGGCCATAGGGGCTGTTGGTGCTAGGCACCTGTGCCATGTTGGGATTGCTGTGCGTCATGCGTCCCGTAATTGTACCGTTGGCATTGACATAGCCCCGAACACGATCATCGTCCTCAACTTCCTTGAGCCAGGAATTGATCTGTGCAAGGCGCTTCTGAAGCATAAGATACTTGGCAATGATCTTAGCCTCAGGGATGTTGTCAATTTTGCTCAGGGTGGTCTCGTCAACGATAGGCTGGCCGGTAGGTGTATGCTTCTTGGGCTTCCAGCCAAACTCAATCAAGTATTCTCCGATCTGTTTTCTGGAACCTAGGTTGAACGGGATAGCGTCCGAACGTACAAACGTCGAATCAGGTTTCGCACACGCCTTAGCATACTCTTCATCAGAAAGGCGGACCTTTTTGTTTTGCCCAACGACTTGAGCCATCTTAGAAACCTTGCCAGTTTTCGTAAGCATAGGCTCAAGCTCAATCGAATTGTCTTTCGGAGTGAACGTTTTGTGGACTTCATTCTCGGCCTCAGTCAGTTCATCGTTAAGTTGTGCAACCAGACAAGTAGCATGTTTGATATCTAACAAGAAACCATTCTCCCGCTGCTGAGAAATAATCTTGTAAGTTTCATGCTCAAGAAAAACAGAGTCAGAGCTAAAGCCCTTGGACTCAAGCTTAAGTTGATTGAATAGTTTGTAGTTTAGGTATACATCCTGCTCGCAATACTTCAGCATTTCAGGAGTAAAGCGATCATACTCGTGGTGTTCAATTTTAGGAGACTTCAGGCGGTAGCCCCAGGACTCAAGGCCATGGCCGCCTTCACGCACAGGATTGAACAGGCGGCTAAGCACCAACGTATCCACAACCTTGCGGCCAACACTAAGGTCAACCCCTAACAGTTTGTTGATGGTCGGGATATCATAGCCAATGATGTTGTGGCCCACGAGCTTCGTAGCACTCTGAAGATATTGAAGGCCTTCGGCAAGCTGGTCGGGCCCAAAGGACCGTGACTCGCCCGTCGAAGTATCGATGGCAACGATGCACCAAATCTTGGTAGCGTCCAGGCCATCAGCCTCAATATCAAACACAAGTGTTGTCATAGCTCTACCTCAAAGTTTTCTTCGGCAGACTCAACGTCTACCTCTGCGAGCCTACCACTATCCTTGTCGTATCGCAAGTGAGTTGCCAGCCCAACGTCCCCCGTGTAACGAGACTTGAGGACTCGTACCTTGGTGGTCGAAGCCTCGACAGGGTCTTCGGACTGTTGGTTGCGCTCTAAGCTGATGACGCAATCAGACAACTGGGCGATAGATTGGGAGCCTCGGAGGTGGCTAAGGCCGGTCTCAATGCCATTCTCGTGACCACGGTTGCCGTCAACACGGCGCAGGTGAGACACAAGGATCATGCCACATCCAGTCTCCTCGACAAGGGTACGAAGCCGATGCATGATGGAGTCGATAGCACGGCGCTCGTCGTTCTCTGGCGTTGACAGGACCAGCATGTGAAGGTGATCAACAATGATCCACTTACAGTCGCAGCCCATAGCCATGAAGCGCAATTTGCTAAAGATACTATCCAGATCATTCATGCCGTGGTGCGCATGAACCCATACACGGTCTTTATTTTTACCCGTGAAGATTGTTTCATAATGTTTCTGAAGCTCTTCCTTGGGGTAGGTTTCTCGTACACTA